GAAACTACCATAACGCCAAGTTTCACCTACAGCATCGTTTTCTATTTTAACTGATAGTAATCTTCCTCTTGCTCTAGTGTCCACTTTATCAGTAGTGCTGGTTATTGTAAAGGGACCTAAAGGTGAGCTCGTTTGAGTATCTGTAGGAAAATCAGAAATAAATAAAGTTACTTTAGAATTACCTACTAAAAATTTATAGTCTGGCATAAATCTTCTCATAGACATAAATAGTTCGCCATCGTCTATATCAAAATCTCCAGATCTAATAAAAGCATTTATTGAAGTTGTTCCTGAGCTATTGACTTGATCATTGCCTACCTCGTGAGCATAATAAATACTAGCTCCATATTTATTTGTAATTCCTAAAATATCAGGAAAAACAGGAGTGGTTGTAGACTCATAATCTGTAGCATAAGGTTTATTAAACACACCTTGGTCTTGATACGTAGTTCTATCAAGTGAAGATGTAGTCCAAACATTTTCTTGATAGTTATAAGTTACACATCGGTCAATTTGATCCGATCCTGATTTAGGATAAAACCAATTTACTTCTGTATATAAAGAATTAGAAGCTGAAAAAATAACATCAGCAGAATCGAAATTAAGACCTAGATCTCCATTTTGTACAGTAAAGACAAAATCTTCAACCAAACATGGAAGAGCTTTGACAGTACCATCATACATATAAAATCCACCTTCGTTAGACATCCAATAAACAGCTCCGTTTACATAAGAAGCTGCATGCTGACCAATACATCCACAGTTTGTCCCTACCTGTCTAACACTAAATGTAAATGGTGGACCAACAAATTGAATAACGTAAGCTGCGTTATCTGTTATAACAAAAACATAATCCTTACCTTGAAGAGCTGCTCTTATTTCATTACCCGTATCTAATCTAAATGTACCGGCAGTATTAGTGGCAGTTGGTGCATAAGTGTTTAAATCTTCTTGATTAGAAAATCTCACAAACATCGGATCTTGTGTGGTTATATCACCAATCGTTGTTTCAGTTCCAAAATGAAATAAATGTCTGTCTCTGTCAGATACTAGTGTAAATCTGGTCGCTGTTGGGTTAGCCGAAGTAGAAAAACCAGAAGTGCTTGAAGAAGCTCGTATGGTTCTAGCATTAGTTGCTCCAGCATTCCAAGTAAATGTTTTACCATCAAAAATAGTTGCAACCAACACCTCACCAAAATTATCTAAACTCCAATTACCTGGGTCTAGAACTACGTTACTAGTTGCTCTGGCTGTGCCCCAAGTAGATGCACCCCAAGTAGAAGTTCCCCATCCATATCCCGTAGTTTGGGTTGTAGGTCCTATGATTACATAGGGGTTAACAGTAACGGCTCCAGCTGCTGTCATGCCCGAACCACCTTCGTTTCTTGAAGCTTGTACAGTAAATTTATCTACGTCTGGAACAGTTAATATTTCATAAACTTGTTGTAATTCTGCAGGGGTATAGTCTGAAGCACCTGTTACCGTAACGGCAGAAAGAGTTACATATCGCCCTACAGCTAAACCATGTGATCCCTTATTTATAGTTACAACATTAGAACCACTAACTGTAGTTAAAGTTCCTCCAGTGATAGCAGTATCTAAAGGTGTGATGTCGTAAAAATCATTACCATAATATAAAAATAAACCTTGTGATGTTCCAATGGCTGCATACTTTTCACCTGCTAAAGATGAAAAGGCCAATTGTGCTCTTGCTGCACCAGGTAAAGTTTTAGAAGCAGCAGTAAGTTGCTCCCACCCTCCTATTTTTTCAGGCGCAGTATATCTAAACCTAACAAAATCTCCATCTACCCATTGTCCAGGAAGTGCTGAAGGCACACTTTGTTTGTTAAAACCGGGTGCAAATTTTACTTTTTTTAAGGCCATAATCGTGTTATATATTAGTTTTATAGAGAATGAAAGTATCAATATAATGGACCATTTGGAAGCAATTGTCGAATTGAAGAACGTAATTCATCCAGAATTTATAGAAAGAATTATAAAACTAACAGACAAAAAAGCTAAAGACAATTTAACAACTGTGGGAGGAGTAGATAAAAAAGTTAGAAATGTTAAGGGCTATCATTTAAACTGTGATACTCCAACCAATACTTTTTACTGGGACTTTATAAAAAATGAAATTGAAAGATTATATGTTTTTTATAAAGGAAAATTTCCTAAAATGTTTAGCTCTAAAATAAATCAAATTGATCTTTTAAAATATTCACCTGGAGGTAAATACGATGTACATACCGATAATTTTACTATTACTCCAAGAACTCTAAGTATAATAATAAATTTAAATGACACTTATAAAGGAGGAGATTTAATATTTACCGATCAAAAAGAAAAAGAAATAAAAAGATTTAAATTATCAAAAGGGTCTATTGTATTTTTTCCAAGTAATTTTTTGTACGCTCATGGGATACAACCAATTACACAAGGAACAAGATATAGTATAGTGGCATGGCTACAATAAACTACAGTATTATAAAAAACTTTTTTTCAAAAAAAGAACTAGATCTTTTACAAAGATATTGTCGTAAGAGAATTAATAATTCAAAAAGTTATCAAATATTTAGTGATTCGTTTTCACCTTGTTGGGAGGATGATGCGTTAATGAATTCATTTTTAGAAACAAAACTTTCTTTTGTTGAAAAAGAATCTAACTTAAAATTATTTCCAACATACTCTTATTGGAGATACTATGTATTTGGCGCTACTTTACCCACACATACGGATAGACCCGCGTGTGAAATTTCTATTACAGCTTGTATAAAAAAATACGATAACTGGCTTTTAACAATTGAAGATTCTTCTTTTGAAATAGAAGAAGGAGATGCTTTATTATATGCAGGGTGTATTCAAAAACATGGAAGACCTGGTGTGTATAAAGGCGAAGGAATGGCTCAAGCTTTTTTTCATTATGTAGATCAAAACGGACCCTTTACTCATCATCAATATGATAATTACATGTTAGAAATGAAAAGAAAAGCTAGTGATAATGATTATAAAATTTTGGATAAATTAAATGAAAACTAATATTTATAAAAATTGGTTAGAAGAAGATTTGCATAAATATTTAGTAGAAATGTTTTTGCATAAAACTCCACATTTCTTTAATCAAAAATCTTATTCGCCAGAAGACGAGACTTGTTTTTATATTACGCTTTTTAATTCAGAAAACCCAATGATAGATTTTTTACAATCTAAGATTTCTAAAACTATTGGTAAAAAATTAATATTTCATAGGGTTTATATAAATGTTCAACATCCTAAAATGAATGGTAGCTTTCATGTTGATGAAGGGGATTTAACTTTTATATATATGATTAAAGGAGAAGGCGATCTTGAAATTAAAAATGAAAGTATTATAAAATTTGAAGAAAATAAATTAATAAGTTTTCACGCACATAAAGAACATAAAGCGTATGCTCCTCAACAAGGAGTAAGAATAACTTTAGCTTTTAAAACAAGTATAATGGAGGACATTAAATGATTGAAAAAAAAGTTAGTATAAATAATTTTATAGGGGTTTATGATAATTACATCACTCAAGAAGATTGTAATAAAGCAATTAAACTTTTTGATGATGAAAATGAATTTAATAAAACTGTAAATAGAATAGGTGCTGAAAATGTAAGCATTCTTATGAAACAAGATCAACAACTTTTTTGTGTGCCAGACAATATTAAAATTTGGTGGGAAAGATTAAAACCTCTTATGTACAATTTTGATATAGCTTGGAAACACTATAATGAAACCACTGGAGCACGAGCTGCTTTTGGAAATGTTGATTTATTTCGTACGAGTTTAAAAATTCAAAAAACTTTGCCTAGTGAAGGTTATCACGTATGGCATGTAGAGCACAATGAAGGATACGAAAATGAACCTAGGGCTTTTGTTTTTTCTGTTTATTTAAATGATGTAGAGGAAGGTGGAGAAACAGAGTTTCTTCATTTTTCAAAAAGAATAAAACCTAAAAAAGGTAGAATAGTTATTTGGCCTGCAAGCTTTCCATATGTTCATAGGGGTAATCCACCTATCTCTGGAGAAAAATATCTTTTAACTTCTTGGCTAGTATTTAGACCATGAACAAATACATAAAATGTATTAATTATTTAGTTAATAAAAAGACTCAAGAAATCTCTCATCATGATAAAAATCTTTTTCAACATTTAGTTAATGTTTATAACAAATTAAGAAAATGGAAATGTGAAGAAGATATATGTTATGCTGGTTTATTTCATTCTATTTATGGTAACGAATATTTTCAACAAGAAACAGAAAGTAATAGAGATGTAATAAAAGAATTAATTGGCGATAAAGCTGAAGGTTTAGTTCATTTATTTAATCAAAATAGAATTCAAAATAAAGATATTAGAATAATATCTTTGGCTAATCAATTAGATCATACCTTTATTAATGTTTTTGATAATTATTTAGATAAAGAACAAATCGATACAAACTATTTTTATTTTAGAGATATGGCACCTTGGAAATTTATAGGGTCGGCTAAAGATCCTACTAAATGGAGAAAGTTTAATTATTTTTTAAAATTTAAACATAAGATAGAAAGAGATTTAAAAAAAGAAACTGAAAATATATTAAGTAACATGAATATATTAGATTTATTGGAATTAGAAAGAGCGTATGCTAGTGCAAACCCTTATGGAACTGTACATGAATCTCATACAGATTGGGAAGAACACGTAAGTGGTATAACAATTATGTATTATTTAAACAATGCGTGGGATTTAAAATTTGCAGGCGAAACTGTTTTTTACGATAGTTGTAGTCAAGATATACTTAAAAGTATTATTCCTAAACCTGGAAGAGTAATTGCTTTTGATGGGAATATAGAGCATTGTGCTCGAGACGTAAGAAGAGATCTTAATGATTTAAGAATGGTTTTAACTTTTAAATATAAAATATCTATTGATTAAGATGAGTAAGATGTAGGTCTTGGACCTAATCTAGCTATTTTTTCATCAGTAGTTTCATCTCTCATGGTTTCTGAACCTACTGGATCCTCTACTAAATGATTACTTTCATCCCAATCAGTTTGTAGTTGAAGTAAATGAGCTTCGTCCCATTTATTAATAAATTGTTGAAAATCTAATCCCTCAGTTGCTAAAGAATTGTGAGGCGTGCTATCTCTATGTTCTACTTCATCGTTAACATTAGCAGCTCCTTTTTGAATAGCCCAAATATTTTGAAAAGCAGTAGTTGCCCAAAAAGCATCATCATCAATTACATACATAGCTCCCGCGCCATCACCAGAATGTTTCATGACTGTTTTATCTTCAAATACTACTGTCCATGCTGCGTTTGTTGTCATAATTCTCCTATGTTTTAATAATATATACTACAGTTAAATAAGGTTGTAACACCGAAGTTGCATCTCCTGTGAAAGTTGCACTCATATTGTGAGAGTGTCCACCACCACTTCCGTTGTTATTAATACGGCTATTGACAATAGCTAAACCACGTTGTCCAGGACCTTGTAAAGAAAAGTCATTAGCTTGTGATGGAGATGGGTATTTAAAGTTACCTGTGTGACTGTGCGATGCAAGTTGTGGAGTTGATAAGGTTGCATTTGCCGTTGACCCTCCAATATTTCCAGTTGATGTTACAGTATTTGCTCCGCCTGTGGAAGCTAAAGTTTTATTAGGTGATTTAGAAACCGCTACGTTGTCTTGTAAATCAGGTACGTTAAAAGTAGATGAACCATCTCCAGTTCCATAAGTTGTACTTGAAACTGCCTGTCCGTTACACTCTAAAAAACCAGTTGGAATTGATGAAGAAGACCACGGCACAATAGTTGCTGTAGGAATTCCTTCGATACCTGTAAGATTAGCTCCGTCGAAATCGTATTTTGTTGCTTCGTAATTTGACATATTATTTCTCCGTGTAAGTCCATCCTGTTGTAGCGTCTCCTGAGAATACTAATCCAAAAGCTGCACCTTGTGTGTTTACCACAAGATCCGATGCTGCGTTAGCTATATTAGAAGAGTTTCTTCCAACAGTCAATGCGTTAGTATTAAAGTCGTAACCTTGATCTACAAAATGAACTTCGTCTCCTGTAGCTGGCGACGCTGGAAGCGTGATTGTAACTGCTCCGCCATTTGTGTTTACTAAAAGTTTTGCACCAGCTTGAACTGTTTCAGCTGCTGAAACGGCTCTCCATTTTCTATATTCGTTTGCTTTAACAACGTTGGTGCCGTCTGAATATAGCGTATAACAATTTCCTTCACATAAAAGAACACCAGTACCTGATGAAGTTTTAAAAGTTAAAGTGTTTCCTGCATGGTCACAACCATCAATTACGGTATAAACTTTTTCTATCGAATCTGGAATAGTAACATTTAAATTAGAAGCTAATGTACCTGTTAATTTTATAACTTCATTTTTACCATTTGATACCGCACCGTTGGTAAAAGTAATCC